TTGAATGTCAGATCAGACATTGGCAATACTCCGAAGACGCACTGGCCGCTCAGCCGATACAACGAACAATATCTGGCCGCCGGCCCCGCTGCTGATCACCATCATGTCGCCTGGCGCCAGCATGTCCCAAATATCGTCAAAGAAACCCGGAACGGTCACTTGCTCGTCAGGATGCGCCGGCCGGTAGTGCCAGAGCGTAAAGCCCTGGCCGTATCCGATTGCGCTGATATTGCGGATCACAAATCGGTGATCCGCCGGATTTACTGCTGCATTTTCAACCATGTCACTTCTCCTCTGTCTGGGGCTGCGTTGCCCCGGGTAATTCCGCCGCCAACCCTGGATGCCATGACAACAGCCACAGCAGCGCCACTGTCGGCGGATCAGAAACGCCGTCTCGACACCAGCGGGCCACGGATCGCCGGCCCGCCCCGATAAGCGCCGCCGCCTGCCCCTGTGTCAGAGACAGGCGGGCGAGAAGCCCGCGCACGTCCCCGGCGGTCAGTTTGCGTACCATGGAACCTCCTTTCATGCCGGCAACTCGTCATCGCCGGCCTTCTGCGGTCCGTGCAGCGGCGGGAATGCCGCCACCAGGTCTGCCACCTGGGCGGCAAGTTCGGCCGCATGAGCGCGCTCGCGCGCAACAATAGCGGCCTCCCGATCTGGCCCAGCGGTCAGAGCGGCGGCGTCTCCGGCCTCCCGGACGGCCCAAGAGGCGGCGCGCACCACCTCGTAGGCGGCGCACCAGACTGCCTCGGCTGCTGCTGCCTCGGCGCAAGCAGCGGAGGTTATGGTCTCCGAGAGGCGAGGATGGCGGAGCTGCACGTCCTCGCCTGCGCACCAGCGCTCCAGCCTATCCACGACGTCGGCGGGTGCAGGCCCCCGCCGCAGCGCGGGCAGCAGCGCGGCGACAGCCTCGCGACGGGTCTCGACCTCGCACCAGCCGAGGCGGTTCGTCTCGGCCAGAACATCCCAAGCGCGCCGCGCGCCGCAGGCGGTGGCGATATCGCCGAAGCTGACTTGGGTCCGCCAGCCTGGGTCTGGCCCAAGGTATTGCCACAGCCGACGAAACTCGGCCGCGGCGTCGCAGTCCAGTGTCAGGTCCTCCTTGGGGAGGGCCTTGTAGACTGCAGTCAAAAATGGGCTGATCATCTTATCCTCCGTTACAGCGTGGCCAGCTCCGCCTCGATGCGGCGCTGCTCGGCGGCAATTTTCTCCAGCATGCGCCGCCGCCAACCGGGCGTCAGCTTGTCGTTGTCGCGCACGCGCTGGCGGCGAAGCGCTAGGCGGTTTAGCTCGACGCGGAGGGCATCCGCCCGGCGCTCGTCGAACATGTCCCATGACGGCTTCCAGCCTTTCGGCGGCCGCCAGACGTGGCCGGCCGGGGTCACTCGGTAGACCTCCCCGGCCGGCCAATTCTCCACTACCGCGCTGCGCCGATCAGCGCGGGCGACGTTGCGAGCCTCGGCCAGCACTTCATCGGAAGTGATGCCGAAACGGAAGTCCGTTTTCAGCACATTTCCATTTAGGTCGTAGATGAAGGCGTACGGCATCGGTTTCTCCCTTCTTTTGGGCGGCCTCCCGCCCTCTTGACGACCAGGAGCATGCGCCACTCTGGCGCGCCTAGCTATGCCATTTTGTGCAAGGCAGGCATGCCATAATAGCACGCCCCGCCGTGCCGCACTGCGTCACCGAGGCGCCTGTTCCCGCTTCGCGTCTGCCAGTTTTTCGGCGGCGGGCGCGTTGTGTGGCACGCTGCTAGCTCGAGCAGCCATGCTGCCACCGGTGTCGGAATAGTGTAACCCCGGGCGCCAGCACACCAGCGGCGCACCAGACGGTCGGAGCAACCCAGCACGGCTGCAAGGGTGGTCTGGTGCCACCCTATAGCGGCGAGGGCGGCTCTCAGGTCGGTGGGGGTCACGGACGATCCCCCGCTGCGAGAGCGCGAAGTCGCGCATCGAGCGCCTCGATATCCTGGCGCAGGTTCGCCACGGCCTGCACCCATCCGCGCTGCATGGCCTCGTCGAGGTCGTCGAGCAGCCACTCACGCTGCTCCGAGAGGTCGCGCCATTCCAGTTGCGTTGCCTCGCTCATTGAATTTCTCCATTCAGGCCGGGGCCGAAGCCCCGGCAGATGATGGTGGCTACTCCGTGGCCAGCAGATAGCTAGTTGATTCGCCGGAGAAGCCGTTATATCGAGTCCGGAATTCGATGCCCTCGCGTTCGAGTTCCTGGAATGTGGCGCCGGCCACTCCTGGCACTCGACTGCCCCTCGCCGTCAGCAGCCGCCACCGGAACTGCCTTATGCCGGTGTAGCTGTTCTGCTCCAGTGCGTAGCGGAACTCTCCGCCATTACGCAGGACCTGCAACGCTGTCCTGGCACGGGCACTAAGTTTTGGGGAGTTCGTCATCTGGTATCCCTCGCTTCGGCCGGGCACCATCGCCCTGGCCACGTCCGGAAATATAGGACTATCTCCCGCTACTGTCATGCACCTTTGGCGCATAGCTGATCTGCGTGGAACGCGCCGCTATATGCCACGCCGCATCGGAACTTAGCTATTACGGCCCAGCAGTCCACTGAGGAGGCAGCAGCCCGGGCAGCATGTGAACTTCGGGCTTGCCAGCAGCTGCGCACAGCCTCCGTTCCTCAGCCACCCCCCGAGACAAATCCCATCCGCGCAAGTGCAAGACAATAAGCCCGGCCGCCGCATCCAGTAACGGACGATCGGCGGACAACCAAATCTCATGGGAGAGAGGATCAATATTGCCTGCAATAGCAATCAGATGACTATGCACAATCGGTGAAAATACCGGAACCCCTGCATTTATTAGCAACGCCGCCGCTTCACATGCTTCTCGAAATGCTACCTCCGGACCGTCGGGATGAAAACTGTAAGGACTGGCAAGATACCAGTATCCACGATGCGCTCGTTGCTCAGACATCATCGGACCCTCCGCGAGAAACTGCCGCCTTCAGTCGGCATTGGATATATGCAGCAGGTCTACTGCGTTCCGTTCGGCCGCTTCAAGGGCGCGTATCGCGGTCCGGTAATACGAGCCTTTCAGCTCGATTCCAATAAACTTGCGCCCCCTCCGCATAGCGACAACGCCCTCGCTGCCAATGCCAAGAAACGGCGATAGCACCACGTCTCCGGGGTTGCTCCACAGCGTCATGGCGCGCTCGATGAGTTGCAGTTGCAACGGGCACAGATGCCGTTCATCGGCATCCTCGGCCGCCCCCGCCAGGCTGACGGGATCGCCAATCCACCTCTGCGCCGATGCCTTATTGTTCAGCACGTCGGTCTGATTGATATCCATCCATACCGGCGATGCCCATTTCTGCCACAGCTCAACCGGGAAGTCGGCCGGTTTATGCCCCACCGGCTCTAAATTGTCTCCTGGCTTGCGAAACAGCAGCAGATAATCCGGCGTGCCGGGCCACGAGCATGTGCTGTCCTTCAAGATTTGTTTATGGAGCAAACTCAGGGCTTTCGTGCGCGTCATTTCCACCACGGGATCACGCCAAATCGTCACTCGCCGCACAAAATGCCATCCGGCATCAATATGAGCCGCCGTGATGTTGTCGCTGAACGGCTTGCTCCCAATATATCCATCTTTCCATTTACGGGTCGGCAGATCAGAACAGTGAACCGCCGTTAGCCGCCCTGGCTTCGTGAGCCGCAGTTTCTCGCGAATGATGAACCCGTATTGCTCGAAAAAATCATCGTCGGAGGCATTGTTGCCTAGGTCGTTGGCGCTGTCGCTGTATACGAACAAATCCCCGAAAGGAGGCGAGTATATGGAGAAGTCAACGCATCCATCAGGCAACTGCGGCATTATCATGCCGCTGTCTCCGTTGTAAGCACACCACCGTTTCCCGGCCGATGAATTCATACAGTCAACCATGACGGCAACTCTCCCTTGTGTGTGGCACTATACGGCACCATCGCCTGCGCCGCAGTTTCACGCGACCGCAACATAGCGGCCGCCATTGCGACTTTCATCGCCGCGTGGCCTTCCGCCTTGCGGTCAATTACACGCCCGATCTGATCCTCACCCTCGGCAACGGCGAGATGAACGTGCACCGGCCGCTTTTGGCCGAACCGCCAGCACCTCCGAACGGCCTGATACCAGGCCTCATAACTGAACGACCGGCCAATGAATGCCTGGCGTGCGCAGTGCTGGAAATTGGCTCCAAATCCGCAAATCGAAGGCTTGCTCACAAGATACCGCTTCCTGCCAGTAGTAAAATCGTCAAGAGCAGCCTCTTTACGATCCAGCGAGTGAGAACCACGTATCTCGACCGCCGAGGGGATGGCGGTCATTAACGCATCTGCCTCGGCATCGCTATCGCACCACAATAACCACGGCTCGTCGGGTTCAGCGCTAACCAGATCAGCAATCAACCGCGCCCTGGCATCGGCAGTTTCGCGTTTGACGGCGTGCATATCCGTGGCGTTGACGTCACCCGCAAATAGGGTGCCCTTCATCGCCTTCGCTTCAGCCGCCACCCTGTGCTTGTGCACCTTCAACGGCGGCAAAGTGAACCGAGTGCCGTCAAAACCAAGGTCGGCCGGGCTGTCGGCGCATCTCGCCCAACTCGCCACCCAATCCCAGAATGCATCCACAGCGTGCCCCTTGAGCCGCCACGTCTGCGAGGCTACAGACGTATCATTGATAAACCACCTGGATAGCATTTCCACCGATCGCATCAGACCCAAAAACTCTGAATGCGTGCCGAGTTCCATATGATCGTTCGGCGCCGGCGTCGCGGTATTGCAGAGCCGGAAACGATGATCGGAAAACATATCGATCAGCTTGCGCGTCGTGGCTCCGGTGAAATTCTTGATAATGCTGCTTTCATCCAAGCTCACGGCGCCGAATGAATGAGGATTCAACCCATCCAACCGCTCGTAGTTGCAAATATTAATTCCTTCCGCCACATCGTCCTGCGACCGAATAACTTGTGCCGTATAGCCAAACCTATGCGCCTCGCGCTCCATCTGGCGGGCAACGGCGAGCGGCGTCAGGATCAGCGCCCGGCCATTTGTTGCCTCGGCCGCCTGTCGGCACCACTCGATCTGAATAAGGGATTTCCCAAGCCCCGTGCCGAGAAACTCAGCGCCACGACCGGCGCGCAGCAGGAACCGACACACCTCAGCCTGAAAATCAAACAGATGCGATGGCATCGCTTCGGGTTCAATCCCGTGGGCTTGCACGCGCGGTATCTTGCGCATCAGAAACTCAGTGTATGTGCTAGTCATCGAAAGGACACCTTGACACCAGCAACGCTTTCCGATCTGATTTCGTCAGCCATCAGCATTCTCCTTCCGCGCACCGTTGCGATGCCAATGCAGCCCGCGCGGTGTGCTTCGCAAAAATATCGCACATCCGAGCGACTGCGTCGCGGCCGATAGGCGTCGGTGCCATCACGATATGGCGCCGGTCAGTCGATCCGGCATCCTGCGTAATTAATCCGCGCGCGCGCAAGGCATTCGCCGCCTTCGTCAGGCCATCCTGCCTGATTCCGATCGCGTCAGCGGCGCTTTTCATTGTCGGCGGCTTATTTTCGATTACGTAGGCCAGCACTTCGAGCTGCCGCATTGATAGCTGACCGGCAATCTCGTCAGTGGCTATGTCATGCAGGATGCCGAACGCCACAGACGCCGCTGCGGCCTCTTCTTCAGTCCCGGAGTAATCATATTCCGTTTCTGTGATTGTATTCTCGCTCATGGCGCTATTACTTTCGTGGTTGCAACACCGATGCATTCGGGAGTTATTCTGTGTCGCTTTGCTTTCCGCGTCCCGGATGAACCTCCGCATATTTGGTGTTGAATGCTTGCTCCATTTCGCGGAACAATGCCGGTTTTTCTCGCCGCAGTCGAGCCATTACGGTCTGCGTCGTTGCCAAGCGTGTCAGCTCATCAAATGATGCGGCAC